TAATCGTAATGCTTTATTACCTTGACCATCTATCGACTGCCCAACAATACGTCCAGGAATTTTACGTTTATATTTGTCAATGGTTGCAAAAAATGCTGCATGAGGTCCTCCAAATCCCATAGGAACTCCAAACCTCTGCATACTACCAACAGCAATATCAAATCCCATCTCTCCCACAGGTTTCATAAGAACCTGACATAGTGGATCTACAATTGCAATCTTCATACACTTACATACTTCTGCTGCTGTAAGTAACCCATCACGATGTTTTAAAGCACCATGACTATTGGGTAGTTGCACTAATATTCCAAATGCATCCTTTAACTCTGCTAGTGGTATTGATCCATCATAATCAACTAATACTATTTCAATACCAAGTGGTCTTGCTCTTGTTCGTAATACCTCTAATGTTTGAGGAAATACTTTACTATCAACTACAAATCTATTTTCTTTACCAACTGAATGTGCTAGTATCATTGCTTCTGCAGCTGCAGTCCCTTCATCTAACAAAGATGCATTTGCAACTGGCAATCCAGTAAGTTCTGTAATGAGTGTTTGATAGTTAAATAATGCTTCTAATCTTCCTTGAGATATTTCTGCCTGATAAGGAGTATAAGATGTATACCAAGCAGGATTTTCAAATACATTTCTTTGAATTACTGGTGGTGTAATTGTACCATAATATCCTTGTCCAATTAGACTTCTCTTGACAATATTATGTGAAGCAATATCTTTTAATTCTACAAGTGCTTCTTGTTCACTACATCCTTCTGGTAATCTATTATTATCACCACGAAGTAAAATTGAATCAGGTACAATTTCTCTGACTAATTCATCTATAGTTGATAGACCAAGATCAGCAAGCATTTTGCGTTGTTCTGATTCTGATGATCCGATGTGACGTTGTAAAAATTCTGTCATATTATGATTTATAAAAATATTTCATTTTTACTAGAATCTACAACTATATTATTATCTTCTGCAACTAATTCTACTGCTTTTTGGGAAAGATAAACACCACTATTCATAGAAACAGTCATATGGGGATCAATCTGTTCTGCTAAACTATCAACATCTCTTATCAAATTAGCATACTTAGGATCAGATTGAGCAAACTCTTGCTCTTTCTTAGTTGTGTAATGACATATAACAGGATTAAAATGATCCTTATGTTTTTGTTCTATCCATCCCTGAGTAACATCCTGAGCAGCAAAGAGACCCTCTGTAACACCCATACGACTAAAGATTACCCATACAGCATATTGATCAGCTATTCTACGATTAGGAACTGGTAAAAGAATTTGATTTTGTTTGAACTGTTCCATTAACTCAGATAGTTCATCCAACCTTGCAGTAATATTACGATGAAGACCATTATTCATTAAAATAACACCAAGGCAATGTTTATATACTTCGCATTTTCCACCTAGATCATATATACAAGATTCAACTAAATCAAGTTGTTCTCTTATATTTTTTCCACCACCATGATTTGGATCATGTCTAAATCCAAATTCCTCTCTACCATATACATCATGTGTGCAATATGTATCAAATAGATATTGAACATCATGATAGAAAATAGTATCAGCATCTACATATAAGATATTGTAAAATTCATCATCAAAATATTTAAGATTATACCATCTGTGAATTGACCAAGCATTCAACATTGTATGATCAAAACCTTCAGCAAAAGGTTTAATTCTCACTGAATAATTAAGAGCAAAATAAGGTGGAATGATACGTGGATCATCACAAAAAAGATAGATGGATATTTCTTTATTAAATTGTCTTAATGAAGAAATACTATGCTCAAGTCTTTTTATTTCATGAACATTGATGTGCTGATGCTCATTTACTTTAAATGAATAAACAACAATATTTTCAAAATTATTATTCCTACCTCTCAGATTATTTAATTTTTCACGAGTATTTTCAGACATCAACTAAACCCTCCTTTTTTAATCTATCATAATTATAACATCCATCAAAAGTCAACTTAACCTTAGGTTTATTATAATTCATTAATAATAATTCTTTTCTATCCTGTTGATTTCTCATATACTCACCAACAGATCTCATAGTATATGTTAAATCAAATTCACTAGCAGACCATTCCTTAAATCTATCTTTAATTAATTGTGATGAATTATAAGAGATCATCATATGTGCAGTATGTTTATCACAATCTTCTGCAAATTTATCATGATCAAATTTCTTATGTATAGCACCAGACTTACCATAAAGATTATCTTTAATATCATAAGGAGGATCTAGATATATAAATGCACCCTCCCAATCTGTTAAAAGATCTTCATAAGATAAATTAGTAATCTTCCAGTTTTCAATTATTTTTTGGTACCCTGAAATCTTTTCAATTCCTCTATAGGAAAAATTAGATTCACTGGCTTGGGCTGAAAAAGAACTCGACTCAGTGAGACCAGAAAAACTACACTTATTAACAATATAAAAATACGCTGCACGGTCTCTACTGGGTAATTTTTCATTGTTGATTTTCTCTTTAGATTCTAAAAATAATTCTCTAGCAGTATCTCTATCGGGATATTTATTTTTCAAACTCCATATCATATATTGGAGATTTTCCCCATCATCCTGTATAGTTTGCCAAAAATTTACAAGAGGTTCATATAAATCATTAACCCAAATACTTAATTGAGGATACATCTTAGAGATATGAAGTGCTACACTCCCACCACCAAGAAATGGTTCACGAAACTCTTTATATCTACTAAAGTCTGGAAAAAACTGTTCCATCTTAGTACAAGCACGAGACTTACCACCAGGATAACGTAAAGGTGTTTTTAATGCTTTATTACTCATCTTTTAAATAATCATTCTATAATAGTCATTCCATAATCATCTGGAGTTGGAACAGGCATATAATATCCACCACTATCTCTTTTTCTTTGTGGTGTTGTTATAATTTGAATTGTTTCATCAAACCATCTATCTAAGGATCTTGCCATTTGTCTGTATCCAGATCCAACATAGAATTGACCTGCTACAACAGTTATTGTGGCAGCACCCCAAAACCAATAATAAAATCTTGATTTCATTTGTGCTCTAATCTTTTCACGTTTTCTCATAAATTTGTTAGTCATTATTTTCTTGTAGTTTTTGTAGCACTGTTGTATCTTGCATGGGAGCAATATCATTAAGACCATTGGCATCAAACCATGGAGCAGTCTCCCAATCAAAACCCTCACCGAATGTATTATCAGGTGCTACAACATACCAGTGACACTTTGCATCAGGTATATCTACAGCACAAACTGCCCAATCATCTGCCCATTGAGGTACTTGAACATACATCACTGGTAGATGATTTGCAAATAATGAAAGTATGAAAGCAAAGATCATTTTTTATCCTCTTTTTTCAGCTTGTTCAATTTTATCTTGATTATTCATTTGAATTCACATTCTACCATAATCTCTGTTAAACATGCAAGCATATTTATCTCTTGATCTGCGACGAATGCCATTTGATATTGATACTTAGCAATGACAAGAACAGCAGCAGGTATAGTAGTCGGAACCAGACACTCGTAAAGACTATCATAAATCCTACGAAATAAGACAGAAGTATCATTGTCCATATTACTGTTGACCCACTTACGTACTTCAGGAAAGTTTTTTGTCTTAAGGTTTTTAATGAGATCATTGACAGCGACATCAGAAAAGGCAGCTAATATTCCACTATCTATCTTACCACTAACTGAATATCTCTGACATTCATTTAGGACTCTTCTCCAATCTGGAAAATGTTTGTTTATTAATTCTGCTAATACTTTCTTATCAGTTTCAATCCTTTCTTTGTCCAAGATAAAATTGAGTCTTTGGAAGAAACTAGCAGCGATTTGTTGCTTCTCTTTTCCTCTAATTGAGAAGTCAACCACAACACATCTGGAGTGAAGTGGTTCAAGGATTTTATTTTTGTAGTTGCAAGTGAAAATGAATCTACAGTTTCCTGCAAACTCTTCGATAAATGCTCTGAGGAGGAGTTGTACGTCGTTCCCTGTATTATCTGCCTCATCAATGATGATGACCTTGTGCTTCGCTTCCGATGACAACGATACAGTAGATGCAAAGTTTTTTGCGTTGTTTCGTACTGTATCGAGGAATCTTCCCTCATCTGATCCATTGATGACATAGAAGTCTGCTCCTAATTCGTTACAAAGTGCCTTAGCTACTGTGGTCTTACCGACACCAGGAGGACCAGCAAGTAACATATTAGGTATTTCCCCTCTATTTAGAAAATCTTTAAAGGTTTTCTTTATGTTGTCAGGAAGAATACACTCATCAATTGTAGTGGGTCTGTATTTTTCAACCCATATAAAATCACTCATTTTCCTTTAATAACAACTATTGACATAAAACCCAAAATAGCAAAAATGATTGCCCAAATAGGAAAAAATGGAAGAACTATAAATGCATGTATTAATTGTATAATTACAATACCATAAAACATCCACATAAACAACATCCCAATCTTATTATCAAGTGAACCACGTTTATATGAATGACACCCAACTCTTTTCATTAATTAAAAGTAGAATCAGGTTCTAATGCAATATAATATTTTAAATCGTGATTAGTATTTGAAAATCTTGATAGAAGTTTAGAAGAAACAACTACATTATAAGCACCAGGTATTATTTTAATATTTTCAACTTTAAAGTTAAAAGTAAAATTTTTATCAGTCTCACCAACAACAACTGCAAACTCATTTGATGTATCATTCTTCTTATCACGAACAACAAGTTTTACAACACCTGCTTCACCAACTGCTGCTAGATCTGGAAGTTGATAAACTGCTGCTGCCTTAAGTAATTTCTCTAATGCAATACTATCTAATTGAAAACAAACATCTTCAGTTGGAAGTGAAATTTCTTTATCTGGTGGAGAAACAATAACAGCAGGATCAGCATAAAAATATTTTACTCTACGTTTACCTTCACGAATAGTAAGATAAG